CGCTTGTTTTACGATTAAATCTTGCTGCAAAATCTCCATCTCGTGAAGCTGTTACTGCCCCTGTACTTGATAAAGAAACACCAGTATTTGTATCGCCACCACCAGGGAATGTATCAGTAGTACCCACCAACAAGTTGCCCGTCATACTATCGCCAGCAACTTCAACATAACGTGCATCTGATGCAGTTCTTGTGTAATGATCTGCAAGAGCAAACGTACCATATGCTACAATGTCTACTACATCATTTACTGATGCACCTGACGCTAATGTTATGCTTGTACCATTAGTAGCTGTGAAATCTGTGCCAACCAATAGTTTAACACCATTGAGGTACACATCAATATAGCCAGTATCATATGTAGCGGCGAATACAGTTTGACCTGCTGTAGCTGTGTATGTGGTACGTTCTGATGTACCATTAACCGCAGAACCAGCAGCTTGCCAACCAGAACTACTACGAACAAACATAATGTTACTTGTAGTATTAAAGTATAATGCACCTGTAATAAGTGCATCACCATCATTGTCTACTGTAGGAGCAGATGATTTAGCACCAAGGTATCTGTCATCAAAGTTATCATAAGATAAAGCCGCCGCATTCTGGCTAACCAAGGCCGCCGCCGCTGAATTAGCGGATGAAGTTGCTGAAGTTGCCGCATTGGTTGCACTTGTAGCGGCATTCGTCGCCGAAGTAGCGGCAACAGTAGCTGAACCTAAGATACCATCTACATACGTTTTATTAGTAACATCAGTACCAGCAGTAGGTGTAGCAAGACCAGTGATCTTATTGTTACCCATTGCCAATGCACCAGACATGGTATCGCCTGTCTTAGCTACACGAGTATCTCTCTGTGCATCTGTATATGCTTTTGTAGCTACGTCTTGTGCTGATGTAGGATCACCTGCACCTGTAATCTTGTTCGTACTCATTGCGATAGCACCTGTCATCGTGCCACCTGCTTTGGGTAGTTTAGTCGCAATGGAGTTAGTTACTGTAGTGCTGAAGTCATCATCATCATTAAGAGCATCGGCTAGTTCACCTAGCGTATCAAGCCCTGCACCTGCATCACCAATAAGTCCTGATATTTCATCATCTACATATTTCTTAGTTGCGGCATCTAAGTCTGCACTTGGTGCTGTTAGATTAGTAATAGTAGCAGATGTACCAGCATTCATATTAAGATTGCCGTTGACTACTACGTTAGTGAATGTAGATGTACCAGAACCTGCAGTTACATTACCTGTTAGGTTTCCTGTTACGTTGCCCGTTACTGCACCAGTATGAACACCAGCGGTATTACCAGTTACGTTTCCTGTCAGTGATCCAGTGATACCGCCAGAAGCAGTTAGTGTAGTAAATGCACCTGTGGATGCAGAGTTAGCACCTATTGTAGAGCCGTCTATAGAGCCACCGTTAATGTCTACAGTAGCTAGGGTAGCTTGACCTGTTGTAGACAGCGTTGTGAAGCTACCTGCGGCTCTTGTAGAAGCACCTATTACCGTACCATCTATGTTACCGCCGTTAATGTCTACAGTAGCAAGAGTTGATGTACCTGATGCACCTAATGTAGTGAATGAGCCTGTGCTTGGAGTAGTTGCACCTAGGGCAGCACCATCTATCGTACCACCATTAATATCCGCAGTAGCGGCAACTAAGGATGTATTAGCATTAAGTGTAGTAAAAGTACCTGCCGCTGGTGTAGCTGAACCAATTACAGCATTATCAATAGCACCAGAGTTTAAGTCTACTGATGTAATAGTTGTAGTACCAGTAGCTGATAAGTTAGCAAATGTAGCAAGGCCTGTGAATGCGGATGTACCCGTAGTCGTAAGTGTACCACCGATTGCTACGTTACCTGCTGCCGCAATACCGCCACTTAGGAATAAGTCCTGGAAGCGTGTAGAGTTGTTACCTAAGTCTACAGTGTTATTAGATGCAGGAAGTATAGCATTACCGCTATCAACTTGTACTAACTCACGCCAAACGGCTGCGCCAGAACCATTACCTACACAGATGTAGACACGACCTGTAGCAGAGTTCTCCCAGATAGAACCTGGTGCATACCCATCGCCACTATCATCATTAGCTGTAGGAACAGAGTTTGTTACGTTATTACGACCACCAACACCACCATGTACTAATGGTAGATATCCGCTAACAGAAGTTGTTAATGGTATCTTAGGAGCATCTCCAGTACCACCTGTATGTCCGTGTCCTGATGCTGCATTAAACGCAGCTAGTAGTTGGTTGAATTCCGCATTGATTGGCGGCGCTGTAATACTAGAACCATTTATAATACTAGCAGTTGATTGCCGAGTGTAACCTGCCATTTTTTATCTTCTCCCTGCCGCACTGAACTCAAAGACTAAGCCTTGAATTGAGAATGGTTCTGATTGTCCGTCTGTCACAAAAGTAGCTCGGACTGAAAAGCCCGAACCTTGAATATCCGATGTCATGATCGGTTTGGATGCACCGCCGTAAATCACGTTTGCTCCATTATAAGTAATGTTTCGCCCAGCGTAGATCGTAGGCGCACCGTCACTGGTTTGAGTATATGTAGAAGGTACTGATGTATTGTAATCACCCCAATCATAATCGATAGCGAGGTTCATCTCGAACGGGCCTTCTGCACGTATGAATGTATTTAGCTTTCGAATTACTTTTCGTTGTTCTGTCTCACCGAAATCTAGATAAGGTGTAGCGTAAACAGATATAATATTAGAGCCGTTAAAGCTCGTTCCGTTTTCTTGGCGATAGACTTTACCATCATGATCTCCGTGTAAGATAAGTTCGTCTGTGCCTACATAATCAGACGTTGCACAGCTTGCTCGTATGCCTAGTAGCTCACCAAATTCCCACTCAATTGAACCTGATGTATCTGTAAGTCCACCAATAATACCGATAGCATCTGTAGCAGCTACAACAGTCCCACTATTGGTTGTGGTAACAAAGTACCGTACCTGTGACTTAGAACGTATAACAACGCCTGTTAAAGCGTCCATGTCTTCGTTCTTAATAAGATCAACAAGTGTAGATTGTATTGGCTTAGATAAAGTTTCTAGCTCGATATCGCCAACTCTAGATGTACCCGCAACAGGTCTAAAACCATCAGGAGACAGGAACATTAAGTCTCCACCGATCTCTAGTACGCTATCTCTAGCCACGCAGCCAATGTTACTTGTTACGTTCTCTAATGCAAAAGCATTTGATGCACTAACTGTAATCTTCTTGATATTCTTATTACCAAATACAAATAGGTTATCACGGAATGGTTTGATCTGTACGACATCAAAGCCAGCCGCTATCTGTCCACCCCCTGCTGCAACTGTCCATGTATACGGATCGTTTGGTGCAGAGTGTGCTATAGCCGCCCTACTAGCTTCATGACCACCTAAGAACAAATGGTTTTCAAACACGTCTACTAGCGCAGGAGCATTTAATGCCTGATCGCCACCTGCTGTATTGTTCGATGCATGATAACCCCCAGCGTGAGATGACTTTATCTCTTTCCAATTTGTACCGTTAAATATAATCGCTTCGTTAACACCGTCTACAAAGCATATCTTATTACCAGTACCAAAGTTAAACTGTTGGTGTCGTAGTCTGTTAACAGTTAGACCGTTTGCGGTCATAGACCGTGTAACACCATGATCTAAGGTAAACTTACGCCAACCTATAAAAGCAGTATAATAGTAGAAGCTGTAAGTACTAGCACCTGCGTCTTGTCGTGCAGCTATGATAGTTGTGCTGTTGGTAACGTCATTCTTAAATATAGCAATACCAAGGACTTTGCCTTGGCCTGTAGATGAACCTGCTACCGTTACTTCGCCATAATCAGGATCATATTCATCATAACCCTCTACACGACGATAGCCGCCAAATAGTGACGGCTCAAAGTTCAACATACGTGTAGCTGCGCCTGGACTGTTATCCGATAAATCTAAATGATTTTCATTGGA